CGAGGCAAGCTGGGGTCGTGTAACAGCTGACACAGCCCTCAATCTAATCCCGGGTGGTCTGGGTAAGGCTTCCAAGGGGGCACGTCTCCTGCCCCGTCTAGCGAAGGAAGGAACTAAACGTGCAGCGACAGGTGCTTTAATATCAGCAGGTGGTGCTCAGTTAGAGAAGGCTGTAGATGAGGGTGAGTACCTTACCAATGAGGAACTGAGTAATGCTTTACTAGTAGGTGGCGGTCTAGGTTTAGGTCTAGGTGCTGCTGGTGAGCTAATGAAAAAGGCTTACCCTAAGTTCGGAGGTAAGACAGGTGAGTACCTAAATGAAGCATACGAGAAGGGTGACCCTGATGCTATGCAAGTTGTGGAGACACTGGCTGGCGAGAACCCGAATGGTCGCGGTGCTCGCTTTATGCGCACTCTTTACAAGAACATCATTCCATCCCAGGTTGTTGGTAAGAATGCAACAATGGACGCAGTCCGAGCAAAGAATGAATCCGAGGCAGCTACTGATCTAGCATCAACGGTTCGTCGAATTGTTGAGAGTGCGGAGAAGAAAGCCCCGAAGGAGGATATTTATGCGCTTAATGACTACGTAGCAAACAAGAGTAACGTACTCCCAGAATCATTAGCAGGTATCAAGGACACGCTTGACGATGCCCGTATCAAGATTGATCAGTACCAGAATACAATCTACGAGATGTACAAGTCCGGAGAGCTGGACATTGATCCGCGTATTGCAGCAAAGATCAAGGACAGCATAGACTCCAAGAATTACTTTACCCGTGAGTACAGATTTCACGAGGATGGTAGTTATGTACCATCCGCAGAGGTTACTAATAACCTAAGAATGAAACTCAAGAAGGAGGGTTCTAGTGATGAGGAGATTGATATATTCCTACAGGACCTTAAGGACAATAGGTACGATCTATTAAAATCAATGAATACAGTCGCCGGTAACAAGCGAGTATTCAAGAGAAAGAACAAGGATCTAAGCAAGGAGATGAGGGAATACCTTGGTGAGTACGAGGGGACGGGAGAAAAACTATTTGGTACAATCTCACGTCTTGGTCGTCTAGCATCCTACGAAGCCGGTAATCGACGTATAGCTGATGATATGCTAAAGGAAGGGACGGCTGCAACCTTTGCTCCAGGAACAGTACCCGAAGGATTTGTTCCATTATTTATCCGTGGACGTGCAATGCGCTCAGGTGATAAGCGAGTAACCCGCAAGATCAAGGTTCCCGTCAGTGATGAGAATCCAACTGGTTACGTTACTTCAAGCAAACTTCAGAAGGGCGATTTAATATACGTACCACGTGAGGCTAATGAGGCACTACAAGAACTGTACGGTAGCGGAGCAGTCAAGGACGCTGGTCCCTGGGCAGCTCGTCTGATATCTGGCCTAATAAAGACAACTACAGCCGCAGCTAAGTTCGTACGTGTCCCATTGAACCTAGCGTCCTACCCTGTTCAATTTTCTGGCAATGCCTTCCTTGTTGCAGGGCAAGGCTTCAACCCATTTAGGGGATACGGCAAGGGGATGCGAGTAGCAATCGACGAGACACTACCTCAGAAGTTTAAGAGCGGTAAGATCTCATTGCTTGAACTGAACCGACTTAAGGAGTTAGGTATTGTTGACAAGGGAATTACTGCTTCCGATATCCGCGATGGATTCAAGAATGGCATTACTCCTAAGTTCTTCCAACGTGCAGTCAACGGCGTAGGTAAGGCTTACAGTGCTTTCGACACCGCACAGCGTATATCTGTATACGAGAACTATAAGAAGTTCTTAGGTGATGTTATACCTGAAGCTGACATAAAGCGTATGGGTACAAGACAGTTCGAGGAATTGGCTGGCGATCTCACAAATAATACCTATATGAACTATGACCGAATTAATAAGGGTTTTCGTTCATTATCAAGGTACGGAATTCTGAATGAGTTCGGTGCATTTAACTTTGAACTAGCACGGACAACCTGGAACCAAGCTAAGTTAGCAAAACAGATGACAGATGGAACATTTGCTAAGATGCTACAGGATCAGTACGGTGTCACAATAAACCAGGACACAGCTCGTAGAATCAAGGTCAATGGCTTCAAGCGAATGGCATCATTGACGGCAGTCCTATCTGCGGGATCAACCATCCCAATGATGATGAACAGAGAAGAAGGCTTCGATGAAGAAAAAGACAAGGCAATGCGCGAAACAGTCCTTGCCCCTTGGGAGAAACATCAAGCACTACACCTACGTAAGGATGGGAATAAGATCAGCGCAGCTAACCTGGGCTACCAGATGCCTACCGCAGAAATGTCATCGCTCGTAGATTCTGCTAGACGTGGTGACAACTTTATGGACGGTATGGGCAAGTGGATTGACTCCTTGTGGAGCAAGATAGGAGGAGATCTTACCATCAACTTGAAGAACATTGTAGCCGCTAAAAATAACTTGGATCAAAATGGCCGGCGTATTTCTAATAAGGTTGACGGGCTGTCCAAGAACCTGGACTTGGCTAGTTGGTATTTGGTTGATACTTTTACACCAGGAACCATAAAGGATATCAAGAAGTTGGATGAGCGCACTTCCGTAGAGAACGGACTACGCTACCTGCTGGGCTACCGTTCACGCAACTTTGATATGCTGGAGAGTGCTGGGTACAAGTTCAGCGATATGAAAAAAAGCTTCGTTGGGATCCGTTCAGAGTACGCATCAGCCAGTTACAATCAGGACGACATCTCAGGTGCTTACCAAGAACTGAACAATGTTTACCGCTCACAGATGGAGCAGGGAATACGTCACGTGAATAACCTGCGTACACTTGAAGCCTCAGAAGACGAGATCAAGAAGCAACTCAGTAAGACTTTTAGTAAGTTCGAGGTAGAGAATCTGATGAGTGGTACTATACCAGATATGCCAATCTCAACCAGCGTACCATCTAAGCGCATCGACAAGAGAGCACGGTACGTAGAACTAGCCGGCAAGATGCCAGAGGAGATGGCAATGAAGATGCTACGGGATGACTACGAGCGAGGCAAGCTGAAGCGTTCAGACATTCAAGCTGTTATTCGCCGCATCCAGATGCAACAGTACCCAAGGTAACAAAAAGCCCCGCCCTCAACACACAGAGGACGGGGCTACCGTAACGAAACGAGGGATTAAAAAGGACGAACATAAAAGCCCCGCTGCGGATTACTCCTACAGCTTACCTCGTACTGCATTATACACTATGGCTTTCTAGCCACCAAAAGTAACTCTTTGAGCTTGCGCTTCTCTTCCTGAAGGCTCTTTCGCTGCTCAATCATACGATCAATGCGGTATGACAGAAGTCTGGACTCCTGCCGAATCATATCAATCTGGGTCTGAACTCGCTCGATATTTTCTTCAGTGTTTTGCATACTGGAAATCTGTACGGAATCCTCCTGCTTGTCAACAAATAACTCAGGAAAATTTAACCCTTCTGGTGGAAAACCTAGTTCCTCAAAACAGAAGGTATCACGAGCAATAGCTGCCTCCTTCTCGTCAGTAAATGACCCCAAGTACTTGAGCTTGTGTTGATGCTCTTTACCTAATCCTACGTTCACAATAAACTTAGGATTATTGTTTGGGGCTGTTACACCTCTGTACTTGGACTTACCTCGAACCTTCTGGTATCCTCTTAGGTTTTCGGATCGTGTCACGTACCGCAGGTTAGATGGTCTATTGTCAAACTTGACTCCGTTGATGTGATCAACGTCATAGCCCTTTGGCTTATTCCCCAGGAAGGCTCTTGCGATCAGATCGTGGACTTTGTACTGGCGGTTATTTATATTCTTTTTATTGTACTGACCCGGATCAGCCGAGCCAAATGACCGAGGCTTGCGGTACTTACCGTGACTCTCTACACTACCATCTGAGTAGCAGGTTACTCTTACTCCGTTTACTGTTATATCCTTTGATGTTTCTTTAGTTATCATAGTCCCTCCGTGTTGATGATTAGTGCGCTGCTGTTGTACAAGTACCCAGTGCGCTTAGTTATTATTTGTACTGCATCGAAGTCCGTAGTCCAAGGCATCTCACGATCCTCGAACCCGAAGTCATAGTCATCCCGAATTAGCTTAGATATATTCCAAGCGTACAGCAGGTGCTGGAATCCGTTCACATAAACGAAGTCCTTCTTTACTGATTCAGCTATACCGATATTGGTATCAACCTTTAACTGCTCGATGATCCAGGGGTCATATGCCTTCCGGCGTACCTTGATCTCAACCAGATAATCAATGCTCTCGTAATCAAAAGGACTGTACTCGTCCTCAGCTTTGGTCAGCTTGTGCATCCGTGGGAATGCTTTCATTATGTATTGCGCTACTTCTTCCTCCGTCATTGTCCGAACCTCCCTGTGCAGTGATAGAATTTAAATAACCCACCGATATCACGTTCACCTTCACGGTTCTTGGCGATCTCATAGGTTAAGCGAGTGAACGCCCCTCGGCTGTCTACGTCCTTTGAGGACTCAACATCACCGCTTGACGGATACATAAGCAGAACAATATCAGCATCATTCTCAATGTCCCCGGAATCCTTTAGGTCATACAGCTTGAGTCGGCCAGCCTTGGCTCCCTCTCGGTTGACTTGTGCCAGTAGGATCACGGCTATGTTGAGATCAATAGCCATCTGCTTAATCTTGTGAGAGATACTAGCGATGCCCTCAGCCTTGCCCATCCTG